AAGTCACAGGGTAGTATCTCCAATGCTTTTAGGTATTAAAGATCAATCAGGATTAGGAAATAATGCAGAGGAGCTAAAAACTGCTTCTGCTTTAATGGATAATACAGTTATTAGACCTTTTCAAAACCTTTTAATAGATGGCTTTGATCAAATACTTGCTTATAACGATATATCTCTTAATTTATATTTTAAAACTTTACAACCTTTAGAATTTGTTGATTTAGATAAAACTATAATTGACAAAGAAACTCAAGAAGAAGAAACAGGTGTTAAGATGTCTTTAAAAAAGATAGATGGACAAGAAGTATATGAAACTAAAGAAGAAGCCATTAAACAAGCTAAGAACAAAGGATGCGAAGGTTATCACGAACATAAAGAGGGAGATAAAGTATGGTATATGCCTTGTGAAACACATAATGAGGTAAAAGATGAAGAATTAAATAGTATTGCAGATGAATTAATAGATTTAGGAGAAGATGAAGAAGAATTATTAAAGTCTTATGATATTATTGATGAAATGCAGGTAGATTATAGCCAAGAAGAAAGACTTGATAAAATGATAGGATTAGCAAGTACAGGTAGAGCAATACCTAATGCAAAATCTGAGCAAGATGGAACTTCTAAACAAGAAAGTCAAAAGGGAGTAATATTTCAAGTAAGATACCAATATGCACCTTTAAAAACTCAACAAAATACAAGAGAGTTTTGTAAAAAGATGGTAAGTGCTAAAAAAGTTTATAGAAAAGAAGATATTTTAAGAATGAGTGATAAACCTGTAAATGCAGGATTTGGAGAAGGAGGTTCTGATACTTATTCTATATGGTTATATAAAGGTGGAGCAAGATGTAACCACAAATGGTTTAGAAAGACATATCAATTAAAAGATGGAGATAAATCAGAAATATCTACAACACAAGCACGATCTAAAGGTTTTAAACCTGAAGTAAATGAACAACAAGTGCCTGTTGCACCAAATGATATGCCAAGAAAAGGATTTAGTCCTAATAACCCTAATTTACCTAAAGACGCAAGATAATTATGGCTACAGCATTATTTATAAAGAGAGAGGACTTAATTAGAAATTCTATTTTAGATGGTAATATAGATACTGATAAATTTATTCAGTTTATTAAGATAGCACAACAGATTCATGTAAGAAACTATTTAGGAAGTGATTTATATGATAAGATAGGAGCTGATATAATAGCAGGAACACTTACAGGGAATTATTTAACCTTAGTAAACACTTATATTCAACCTATGCTTATTCACTTTGCTATGGTTGATTATTTGCCTTTTGCAGCATATCAAGTAAAAAACAATGGAGTATATAAGCATACTTCTGAGAATGCAGAAACAGTAAGTAAATCTGAGATAGATTATTTAGTAAATAAAGAAAGAGAATTTGCTGAATACTATACAAGAAGGTTTATTGATTATATAAGTTTTAATGAAAATCTTTATCCTGAATACAGAAGTAATACAAATGATGATATACACCCTGATTCAGATGCAACATTTAATGGATGGGTATTATAAATAGAAAAAGCAAACCTAAAAAGGTAAATATAACAAGATTAAGAAAATATTTAAAAAATAAAATAAATGATAAGTTGGGGACAGATACAAAATAAAATAGGATTCGGAACTATCTACAATGAAAGTTGGGTAGGGGAGTATATCTTTTTAAAGGTAGTTGGAGATGCCAATGATTTTTATAAAAGAGTTTCTGATGATAGTGGCACATTTGAAGCACATACAAGTTTAGTAATAACAACAAAAAATAGTTTAAAGTAATGAGCAAATACGATAAAGCAGGATTGGCAATGATTCCTTCAGGATATAAGGATTCTAAAGTATATAGTCTTATACCTAATTCAAGTAATGGGGATTTTGACTTTACAAGAGGTTCTACTGCCACAAGAGTTAACAAAGATGGTTTAATAGATACAGTAGCAAGTGGAGTTCCAAGATTAGAATATCCTTTAATTGATGGAGTAGTTAAAGATACTCCTTCTTTGTTGTTAGAACCTTCAAGAACTAATTTAATTACTTATAGTGAAGATTTTAGCGACAGTAGTTGGACTAAATTAGGTGCAGGTACAGGTACAACAGCTATTGTTACAAGTGATTATGCTGTTTCGCCTGATGGCACACAAAACGCAAGTAGGTTGCAATGTGATTTAAATGGTGGATTAACTTCATCTGCAAATCAATCTTTAATATACGATAGTATTACAGGAAGTGGAGATACTTTTGCTTTTATATATGTAAAAAGCAACACAAGTTCAAGTCAAAATTTCTTTTTAGCTAATACACTTAATGATTATGTAATTGGTGTAGCCACAACAGAGTGGCAAAAATTTGAACTTAATTGGATTGCTGCAGGAAATGGAAGAACTATTAGTATAGGTACAAGAGGTACTTCTAATTCTGACGACACTTTAGATTTATTAATTTGGGGCGCACAAGTAGAAGCAGGTTCTTACCCAACTTCATACATACCAACAATCGGTTCAACAGTAACAAGAGCAGCAGAAACTTGTAATGGAGCAGGAACAAGTGCAGAGTTTAATGATAGTGAAGGGGTTTTATTTGCAGAAATAGCAGATATAAAAAATGATGATGGTGTTGAGAAAAGATTAGCAATACAAGACAATGGTACTTTTGATGCAGTTAGAATAACTTTCACACCAAGCACAAACTCAATTACAGGGGTTGTTTATAATAATTCAGCAGTACAATGTAATTTAGTCCATATAGTTAATAATACTGAAGATTTTAATAAAATAGCTTTAAAATATAAAGCTAACGATTTTGCTTTATGGATTAACGGAATTGAGGTTGCAACAGATAATAGTGGAACTGTTTTTAATAATGGTGCATTGGATAAATTATCTTTTGATTTATTTAATAATGCTAAAGTATATGGTTCTACAAAACAACTAATAGCATTTAAAGAAGAATTAACAGATTCAGAGTTAGAAGATTTAACAAGTTGGGATTCATTTAATGAAATGGCAACAGGACAATTATATACAATAGAATAATTATGGCACAAAAATATAAATTTGGGAATAAAATATGGGCAAACAAAGAAGGTAGTACACTTGCCTATAATGATGAAAACGATAACTACAAACCTTTACCTTTTACATTTACAAGGGATTCATTAGGAACAAGAGTTAATAAAAATGGACTTATAGAGGTAATGTCTAATAATGTTCCAAGAATAGATTATAAAGATGATAGTAAAGGTGTTTTATTGCTTGAGCCACAGAGGACTAATTCTATAACATACTCAAATGATTTTAGTAAATCTATTTATGGTAAAATTAACTTAACAATAACTGCTAATCAAGGAATATCGCCTGATGGTACACAAAATGCTAATTTATTAGTTCCAAATGCGGCAGTTGGTAATAGATATTTAACTAATTCTACAGGTTCAAATTTAAAAATAAATACAGTTTTCTTAAAAAAGAAAGAGTTACGTTATGTTAAGATTGGTAATGCACAAAGTAATGTTTTAGTAGATTTAGAGAATGGTACAATATCAGCAGATAGTGTAAGTACAAACAATTTTACTATTGAAAATTACGGAAATGGTTGGTATAGAGTATCCTGTTATAATACATTAGATGTTAATTTACAAATACAAATATTTATTGGTATCGATGGAAGCGGCTCAAATATAGCAACAAACGGAACTGATGGTGTTTATATTTACGGATTTGAAATTCAGAATGGAAGCTACCCAACATCATACATTCCTACAAGTGGTTCATCTGTAACAAGATCAGCAGAGGTTTGTAATAACTCAGGTAATAGCGAAGTGTTTAATGATAGTGAGGGAGTTTTGTTTGCTGATATAAGTGCTTTGGCTAATGATGGAACAAATAGAATGATTTCATTAACTAACGGAGTTGATACAACTTCAAACGCTACTCTTTATTTTATACCAACTGCAAATCAAATAAGATATATTTATGAAGTTAGTAGTGCTCAACAGTGTAGCATTATAGCTAATGTTAATGTGCTTTTAAGTAATAAATGTTCAGCAGTATATAAATTAAATCGTTTTGAACTTTGGGTAAATGGATTTAAGGTTGGAGAAGATACAAGTGGAACTCTTAATCCACAAGGAACTTTTACAAAATTAAGTTTTCTTCGTGGTGCATCTCAATTACCTTTCTACGGAAAGACAAAAGAAATTGGCTATTACGATGCAGTATTAACCGATGCAGAATTAGAAACATTAACAAGTTATCGTTCATTAAGCGAATTAGTAACAGAATTAAATTTAAACACATTATAAGATGGCAAATACATTAAAATTTGGTAATAGCGAATGGTATGGTAAAAAAGATACTATTTTAGCTTATAACGATGAAAACAATAATTTTAAACCATTACCTTTTACTTTTACAAGAGGAAGTAATGCAACAGTAGTAAATAAAGCAGGTCTTATAGAAGAAGTAGGAAGTGGAGAACCAAGAGTAGATTATTATGATAATACTGATGGGCATTTGTTATTAGAGCCGAGTAGAACAAATGCAATAACCTATTCAGAAGATTTTACACTTGGTGGGTGGACATCAGCTAATGTTACAGTTACAAGTAATTATGGAACATCTCCTGATGGTAATTTAAATTCCACAAAATTAGTATTTGGTTCAGGAGCAGCATATATAAACAGGGGTTCAGGTACAGGTGTTGGAGATCAAGCTTCTTCAATTTATGTAAAAGGTATAAGTGGACAAATACTAAAATTTGGAAAAGGAGGTAATGTTGCATCAGGTACTAATTTTACTTTAAATGGAGAATGGCAAAGATTAGTACATATTTCAACTAATTCAGGTACTGCTTTTCATATTACATCTAATTTAGGTGGAGCAAATGCTACTGAAATTGAAGTCTATGGTGCACAATTGGAAGATGGAAGCTACGCAACATCTTATATACCAACTTCAGGGAGTAGTGTAACGAGAGTGGCTGATGCTTGTGAGCAAACTGTGCCTGATGGTATTATAGGACAAACAGAGGGTACTATGTATGCTGAAATAGATTTTAAATCAAAACCCGAAGCGGGTTCTCCAATAGTAGGTATAATGACTTTGAACAATAACGTAAACAACATACAAAATTGTATAATATTAGGTATTGAAAGACAGAGTGGGGGAATAAATAGATTTTATCCTTTCGTTCAAGTAGGTAATTCAACTGTTGCGTATATTACAGGAGGAACTTTAACAGATGGAAATTATAAAGTGGCTTTTGCATATAAGCAAAATGATTTTATTCTTTATGTTAATGGGGTGCAAATTGGGACTGATACAAATGGTGCAGTACCAACAACATCACAAGTTTTAGTTGGAGAAAGATACAATGGCGATACTTCAAAAATTGCAGATGGTATTAAAGAAACCAAACTATATAACACAAGATTAACAAACGCAGAATTAGCTGCATTAACGACAATATAAGAGTAACAATTACACATATAATAAAAACAAGAGTAAATAAATAAAAAATGAAACATA